GTTTTAAGATTACAAACAACAGCAAAAACGTGGAACATTGGAACGGGTGGAACAACTACGGGATTAAATGCAGTTTTTTATATTGATTCACCAACATCAACAGCAACACCGTTCAAAATTTTATCAAATGGTACAACTAATTTATTGAATACGACTATAAATAATTTAACATCCGTAACAAATTTTATTGTTGATAACTCTAATACAAGTGGATATAGTGTTTTGAACATAAAAAATAGTGGTGCTTCAGGTAAAACATATCAAATTGCAGTAGGTGGGAATACTGCATCAAGTGGGTTTGCTAATAATTTATACTTTGCCGATTCAGTAAGTGGTACACGAATGACTATTTTTTCAAGTGGAAATGTATCTATTAACACATCAACTGATGCAGGATATAAGTTAGATGTGAATGGTACTGCTAGAATACAAAACAAGTTATCAGTAGGTACACCAACTGCAGCATCTGCTGTGATGGAAGTAACCTCAACAACTCAAGGCTTCCTACCTCCACGAATGACCAATGCACAGATGTTAGCTATAGCTGCTCCTGCTGCAGGATTGGTAGTATATGATACAACTAACAACAAGCACTGCGGATACAACGGCACTGCTTGGCAAAACTTCTACTAATGATACAGATAGAACCAATTAACATACCAACCAAAGGCACAGCATCTCAGATGTCAGTGCTTGTTTTGAACTTTGCTACTAATGCTACCACAGCTGAGACCTATTGGCAACTATATAATGAGCAAGGTACACCCTTATTGGATGGCAACTACACCATGACGGAGGAGCAGTTTGCAACATGGGGTACGGATAACAATGTGGTTAATGAATATGTAGCAGATGCTATAGGAGTAACAATAATATCATGATACAATTAGACGAAAAACAACTAGAAGAGATTAAGGCTTACTTGGCTGAGCTACCAATGAAGTATGCCCTACCTCTATTGCAGTACCTTGAAAAATTAAAAGAAGAGCAGAATGGCTAGATACGCAAACACAGGGGAGTTTAATGTGCTATATCCTACACGTAGGAGAATGGCTAACATCTTAAAGAGAATTATTCGCAATGATGTTGTGGATGGTGAGGGTACATTGGTAGAAAGTATCCGTATCAATGCCAAGATAACAGGCTTTCAAAAGTTGGAGATACAAATAGTAGCCATGTATTACTTTATATTCCTGAACAATGGTGCGTTTCTTTGGAATGGTGGAGTGATCACCCCTCGTGATTTCGTTGCACAATTTACGGATGAGTTAAACGCTGCAGGTATCACTGCAGAAATATACAGCCAGTACACTGAATGGTTAACTAAAAAGTATCCATTGGTGCAAGCTGTTGAGGTCCTTGAAAATCAGCAAAAAATTGTGTACACATTTGAAGCAGTTGACCCTCCTGCAGGATTTACTCCTGGGTTCCCATTAGATGTCTAACTCTTTTTTCATTGAAAGGATATTGAAAACATAAACGAGTGGTAGGACACCTATCTTATCACTCTTAGTTATGTCGCCATTAGTCAAGCCATAGATGGTTTGTTCCCATGAGTACTTTACCTGAGACTGTTCTTTCTCAATTTCTTTTATCTCTTCAGGCTCAAGATTAGCTTTCTCTTCATCAGTGAGTGGAGTATCTAGGTCACCGGTAAATAAGTTTTCATAGGTCTTAAGGAAGTTATCTCTGAACTTCAGGAACTCATGAACAATACCATACACATCAGTGATTGGTAAGTCATGAAATTTCTCAGCTCTGATATTGCAGTCAAAGTCATAAGGCTCCATGATTTCATCACCCCATTCATTTAGTTTAGTTTGCCGGTACAGGATGGCACATACCTTATCAAGATTAATGATGTAGTTATTACTAAAAAAATAGTCAAGGTCAATGTATTCGTACAGCGTTAGCTTACTGAGTGGCTTAAGCTTCAACCCTAACAGCTCATGCTTATATCTTTTGGATGGCTCAGAGGTACACCATCTTGACTCGTTAATAAGTTCTGCTAACTCATCCACATCAAGGTCCTCAATAACCTCAATAGGTTCATCCGATAAAATAGAGAGAGCCTCACTATTGTAATGGTAGGCTCCCTGCTCTTTATCTATCTGACTAAATTCAATGAACTGCTCAAGAGTTACTTGGCTCCACTGCTTCGGTAGCTTGATCATTAGCTTGCTGTCCTATTTTCTGTGCGATAAACATCATGTATGGAATGGAGATAGCTGCATTCAATTTACGGATGAGCTTTGCTTTCTGCTTGATGTGGGCATCTGTGTAGTGCTCAGTGGGTGTAAGGTCCTCACGTTTGAACATGATTGCCAACATCTCAGAGATATATCCTTTCTCTTTTCTTAGTGCTACTTTCTCAATCATCTTAGTATCACGTACTGTTAACTTCATTTGTGCCTTGTAGATGTAGCCATCAATCTCAAGCTCTTCTACTACCGGATACTCTTTGCGTTCTGTTGAGTTAAACTCTTTGACCATCCCCACAAAATCTGCCACGTCATAATCCCAAAACTCAGACTCAGGTATCCCAAGGTAAGCGAACACCTGGAGGTGTTTATCAATGGGGTCAAGTTCCTGATTGTTATTGATATCAGTGATTGCCTCGAATTGCTCAATGGTTAGCTCTTCAAGTTGGTTGGGAATTTCCCTGTTTAAGATAGTTATCATAGTTAAATTTTTGAACAAATATACGTTTTTTTTAATATAGGTAGATGGCAAAAGACAATATCCCTACCTATCAAATAACCATTGACCCAGCATACGCTGAAAATGGTGAGGACCTTGGCATTGAGCAGATAGCTTTTACAGCTACTCCTGCAATCAAAGTTAAGGGTATGGCATTCAGTTCTCAAGCTAAGCCCTTATTCTTTTCGGATGAACTCAAGTACCGTATCACTGCACCTGCTTTAATACCTATGGAGATATACCGATTTGATGAGGATAGCAAAGAGGAGTACAATGTCAAGTTTAGCAAGGAAGAGATTGAGAAAATTCATGGCAAGTTCATGCAGCAGATGGTCAACCGAGACCTATTCAACCTGGAGCATGACCAATCTAAGACCGTTCCTGCCTATGTACTTGAGGCATGGATAGTAGATAACCCAAAAGAGGACAAAGCTTACTCATCATTTGGTATTGAAGTACCGGAGGGTACACTAATGGTAACAGCTCAGGTAACTGATAAAGAGTACTATGCTGAGCTTGTTAGTCAAGAACAGATAGGTTTCAGTATTGAGGGGTACTTAGGCATGAAATTGAAAGAGCAAAAACAATCCCAAAATAATACACAAATGAATGAGTTAATGTTGCCAGATGGCGAGCACATCATCAACGAAAAAATCTACGTTGTAAAAGACGGTAAAGTAGTTGAAGTAAAAGATGTTGAAAAAGTAGAGGCTTCTGAGGAAGTAGCTCTAGAGGAAACTGTTATCGAAGAGGAAGTAACAGCGGAAGTTCCTGCAGAGGAGCAAACAATGGCAGTAGACCCTGTAGCTGATGCAGAGGCTATCCTTGCTATAGTTAAGCCTGCAATGGATGAGCAAATGAATGCTCTACTTGCTATGATTGCTGACCTTAAGAACCAACTTGAGGAGGCTCTATCTGTAGAAGTAGAGGAAGAGGTGATGAGTGAGGGTGTGACTTTAAGTGCACATCAAAGATTTTCTAGTGTAAACAAATTCATAAACAACAAATAAAATGCGTAAACTTAAATTCGATCTACAAGTAGATCCTACAGCTTTATTAGCTGCTAACCCAGAGGCATTCTATTCTAAGGCATATTTGTCTGAGGATACTGCTGATAACTACCGTTCTTTGCCAGGTGTAAAGTACAAAACTAAATTAGCTAGTGTTACTTTTGGTAACATCTTACAACCATCTACTTGTGCATTCACTGCACCATCTGATGACCTAGATGCTAAAGAAATTGACGTATGTGCACTTTCTGCAATGGCTCAAATTTGTCAGTTTGACTTAGAGCAATCTTTCTTAGCTCTTCAAATGTCAAAAGGATCTAACGGAGATTTCTCTGTTGCATCTTTCATGTCATTCTATTGGGGTGAGATGGCTAACAAAATTAACGGAGATATCGAGCTTATCCGTTGGCAAGGTGATACAACTTCATTAAACCCTACACTTGCTTTGTGTGATGGTTATGAGAAGTTGTTAGCTGCTGACCCTGCAGTTATCAATGGTGGTTCAGGTTCAATCGCTAACTTTACTGCATTAGAGGCTGCTTTGTCTACTGCATTTGCTGCTTTACCTGCAACTATTGCTACACGTACAGCTGATTTACGTTTGTACATGCCTACTCAATTGGTTAACATCTACCGATTAGGAGTAGCTTCAGGTAACACTCAAGCTTACATCACTCAAGATTTGTCTTTGACTTTCTTAGGTGTTAAGATTGTAGTATGTCCAGGTATGTCAAACAACACATTCGTGTGGACTTTGAAAGATAACCTTATCTATGCATTCGATGCTGAGGGTGATAGCTCTGATTTACGTGCTGTTAACTTAGCTGATACTGTAGCTGAGCCTTACATCCGTACACGTGCTAACATGAAAGTAGGTTTCAACTTTGTTAACCCTGCTGAAATTGTTTTCTACTCTTAATAAATAACTCTGAGCCCTCTACCAAGGGGGCTCTTTAATACTTTAACACAATGGCTACATGTCAATCTCTTGAGACAATCGTAAAACCATGTTTAAACAACATTGGTGGTATCTATGGTGTTTGGATTAATACACAGGATGAGATAGCTTCTATCACTCCTGCTGACCCATCTACAGTAACCGGTGCAAATGCTTGGCAAATTACAGGTATTACACTTCAACCGGGTGGTGATTTATTCCAACCATTTGAGGTACGTAGAAACACATCAAACTATACAGAGGATAGCACTATTGACCTAGTTAATGGTAGCTCTTTTGTAACTCAGACAGTTAACTTAGTATTCCACAGAAGAGATGCTGATAAGTCTCGTGCTATTAAAATCCTAGGAACAGGACAGCAATACTTAACAGCTATCATCTTAGATGCTAATGGCTTATATTGGTACTTCCCATACTTGCAGTTATCTGCTACAGGTGAGGGTTCAGGTACAGCTAGAGCTGATGGTTCTAAATATACAGTTACTTTGGTAGCTGAGAACCCTTACTTAGCTTACAACATTGATATGACTGCTAATGATTTAGCAAATATCGGAGTTCAATAAGCAATTCTACCTCTCTATATTAGAGCCCTGCCACATGGTGGGGCTTTTTTTTATGAACATTTGACAAACCTAATTTAATATAGGTGTGATATACTTAGATCAAGGTGTTATTAATCAGTTCGTGTTAACTCTTAGCGAGGTAACTACGGTTAGTACACCACACTATTTGTTTGTATTCACTAATGAAATGAATACCACTAGCACACCACAGCTCTTTACATCTGCTGATACAAGTGCATGGCCCGAAAGATACAATCTGTTTACTCTAGATGAGCCTACAGATATCTCACTCTTAAAGGGTCAGTACACATACCAGGTATATGAGAGCTCAACCCCATTCGTTCTGCCTCTTTCAATAGCACAGACTACAGGTGTAGTAATTGAAGAGGGTAGGCTTGTGGTCAGTGGTCCTGCAGGTACATCAATATACGATTAACTATGGCATGGTACGATAGATTTATTAACAACAGCAAGAAAGGTCCTGAAGTAGTAGAAGGATATCAATCATTTAGCACCCCATTTTTACCTGTTGGTAGAGGTAACTTGACATTGCCCTATGTCAATGGTAGATATGTGCAGGAGTCATGGGTTAGATTTGGTGAGGGTAACCTATACCCTGAAATGCTCAATCAAATGTACTACAGCTCACCTTTACATGGTGCGATTGTTGACTTTAAGACCAATGCTGTAATTGGTGGAGGGTTTAACCTTACCACTGACAAGCTCACACCACAGGAAAAACTAGATATGTTTGCCTTTGAAAAGAAAGCAAACCTCAAGCATACTGTTAAGGCAGTTACTAAGCAATTAATCATCCACAATAGAGTATATTTCAAGCTATATTTTGGTGATAAAAAGAAATTAGTTAAGATTGAGAATGTATCCCCTGAGAAAGTAAGGGTATCACCATGCAGAAAATACTATTATTTATCTGATGATTGGAGTACCAGGATAGATACTGAAAGAATTAAGCCTTATCATATCACCTGTACGGATGAAGTACAGCTATATTGTTACGAAGTTAAGTCAGTAGGTCAAGATTATTACCCACTACCTACCTATACAAGTGCATTAAACTTTGCTTTTTTAAGTGGTGAGCTATCTTACTTTGCAAAAAGCAACATCCAAAATAGTGTGTTCCCTAGCTTTGCTATGATGTTCCCTAAACGGCCACAGTCTGAGGAGGAAAAACACATGATTAAGGAAACTATTGACAGGTTAAAAGGTGCAGCCAATGCCGGTAAGGCAGTTGCATTCTTTGCTAACTCAGCTGAGCAGTTACCTAAGATTGAAAGCTTACCTACTAATGCCAATGACAAGCTATTTCATGAGGCATCTGCATTGAACACTGAGCAGATTTGTTTTAGCCATACCATTGACCCTATCCTAATGGGTATTCGTACCACAGGTAGCTTGGGTAATGGTAGTGATATCAAGCAGGCCTATGTGATATTTGAGAAAAATGTAGTAATGGAGCTACGTCAACAAGTAGTTACTATCTTTCAGGAGATACTTACCATTGCTAAGATACCTGCTGAGTTCACAATCAATAACTTTCAAATCATTAATGAGACCATTGTTGAGCTTGAGGGTGATAGCTCTAAGACTAATGATGCATTGAACACATTGAGTCCATTAGTAGCTACCAAAGTACTTGAGACCATGACCATCAATGAGATTAGAGCACTTGCTTCATTGCCTCCTGTAGAGGGTGGAGATGTTACACAAGCAGCTGCAACTGCAGCAGCACAAACACCTGCAATCTGATGTTATATTTTATCACTGAAACATACCTAAAGACTAACACTCCGATAACAGCCAATGTGGATGTAACGGATGTGACCCCATACATAGCAACTCAGAGTGCATTGAGAATTCAGCCTATCTTAGGCACCACGTTCTACAATCACTTGCTTACTGCATACAACAATCAGACACTTACACCTGATGAGATTGACCTAGTTGAGTTCATTCAACCGGTTATCGCATGGAGAAGTGCAGAGGATGCTGTATTTGGATTGACATATCAGTTAAAAAACAAAGGACTTCAAACACAAAACGGTGATTATTCTGCAAGTGTATCCAGAAATGAGGTAGCTTTTGGGATGGAACACTATGCACAGAAAGCTAGTTTCTTTGAGCAACGTCTTATCAGATGGCTATTAGCTAACCGAAACTTGTTCCCTATATTCATATCCACTACCAATATGGATACTGACCTTAGACCAATGTTCAACCATTGCTCATGTATCACACCTTATCAGTTGACTTGCACAGGTATGTGTGGTAACTTCCTTGAGAATGGATACAATAACAGCATCCTAATCTTGTAATGAAGTCACAGCTCACCATACTACTAGCTACAATGAAAGCCAACTGGATAAAACTATTGGCAACTGTCAGTGCATTCTTAATGCCTATTTCAGGATTATTGTTTTTGGTAGGCTTTGTGATCTTACTTGATACTATCACAGGGGTATGGAAGAGCATTAAACGCAAGGTACCAATCACAAGCAGGGGGCTATCTGCAATCATTAGCAAGATGTTACTCTATGAGGTAACCGTTATCATGTTCTACATGATTGACCAATTCATACTTAACAATATCATCCTGCAGTTTTTCTCAGTAGAATTACTACTTACAAAAGTACTTGCACTCATCCTAGTTAGTATTGAGGTGATGAGCATAAACGAAAACTACAAAGCAGTGAAAGGGCTTGACCTATGGCAGTCAATGAAAAACTTATTTGCTAGAGCTAAGGATATTAAAAAAGAGGTGGATGAAATTAGACACAAGCAAGATATTACAGGAACGCCTATCTAATGCTCAGTACTTCCATGAGGAGTCTGAGAAAAAACAAATATATCTACACCACACAGCAGGCAATGGTAATGCTGTAGCTGTATCACGTTGGTGGAACAGCAATGCAGATAGGATTGCTACTGCATTTGTAATAGGTGAAAGAGGCACAATAGTACAGTGCTTCAGCTCTAAGCATTGGGCTTATCACCTGGGGATAGATAGTCAAGACTTCTCAGCTCATGGACTCAAGTATCAAAACTTAAATAAACTTTCAGTAGGTATTGAGGTTTGTAATTGGGGTCCATTGAAGCTCAAGGATGGTAAGTACTACAACTATGTCAAGGGAGTGTTAGACCCATCAATGGTCACTACATTAGATGCACCATACAAGGGTAATATCCATTGGTACAAATATACGGATGAACAGATTGAAAGCACTCGGCAGTTGGTGGAGTACCTGTGTGATACATACGACATTCCTAAGACTTACCGGTCAGAGATATTCAGCATAGACAAAGAGGCATTCAAAGGTACTGCAGGGATCTACACGCACAACAGTGTGAGAAAAGATAAGGCGGATATTTACCCATGCCCCCGAATGATTAAGATGTTACAAAGCCTATAGCACATGAGACTTTCAATAATTATTTTGTCGCTAGTTTCTACTATATTTGCGACATCCTGCTCAGCTCCTAAGCGTGCTCAATGGCACTATAAGAAAGCCTTAAAGAACGGACTTAAGGTAGTACAAGATAGTGATACCATCCGGATAACAACTGTTGACAGCATCCCGGTGATACTCAATGATACTATAGTATACGAGAAATTCTACACCACTAAGGATACGGTGATACAATTCAATAATGTGTACGTACCAAAAACAAGATGGCAAACAAGGATTGAGTATAGATATAAGACCAGGGTTGAAAGGATACGAGGTAAGACTATCTATAAAACTGCTAAGGCTCAGCAGGTAATTAAGTACAAAATACTATGGTGGCCTGTGATTGTTGCGTTTATTTTCGGTATATTGCTCCGTTTTTTAATTCAAAAGGGGCTACTAGATAGGATTGCCCTGCTATTTAAGCTATGAGAAAACGTCTATTTTATGACATTGAGACATCTTTCAATGTCGGAGTATTCTGGAGAACAGGATACAACCTAAGTATCCAACCTCAGGATATTATTCATGAACGTGCAATCATCTGCATCTGCTACAAATGGGAGGGTGAGGATGAAATTCACAGCCTAACATGGTCCAAAAGTCAGAGTGATAAGCAAATGATTGAAAAGTTTGTCAAAGTTCTAGCTCAAGCAGATGAGATTGTGGCTCACAATGGGGATAGATTTGACCTCAAATGGATACGCACAAGAGCTTTATTCCATGGAATTCTATTTACTCCATCACCCAAGACCATAGACACGCTTAAATGGGCTAAAAAGTACTTCAATTTTAATAGCAATAAACTAGATTACATAGCTAAGCTACTCAAGGTAGGTGCTAAGATGGATACAGGAGGACTTGACCTGTGGAAAGATATAGTATTTCGCAAAGATCAGGAGGCACTTGATAAGATGGTGGCCTATTGTAAGATGGATGTTGAGGTACTTGAGTCAGTATTTGAGAAACTAAATAGCTATGCCATTGTTAACCATAACTATGCCATCCAATACGGAGGTGAAAAGTATGAGTGCCCTGAATGTGCAGGAATAAACATAAAATACAATAAGAAAGTAGTAACAGCTGCCGGTACAGTTCACCATTGGATACTGTGTAAAGACTGCAAAAAACACTACAAAATAAATCACCTGGTATTCACTAAGTATCAGGAATATCTCTACAAGCGTAAGTCTATAGCCTGATTTTTGCGGTGATTATTTAAGCTTTTAGGCTTATTCCTTATTTAGACTCATTCTAAATTTGTGGAAAATTATGTAAAATGTTTTGCATATATGAAACTTTGTGTATCTTCGCAGAGTATTAACACTTAAAAATTATATATGAAACAGTTTGAAAGAGCCCTTGACTTTATCAAGACACACGAAAACAACGCAGAGGTACTTGCTTTATTTCTAGAGCAGCTGCTTGTTGAAGCTACTGAGGAAATGACTCAGACAGCACTAGATAACACCGAAGATTTTTTAACCATTCTAAACGCTAACCGATGAAAAAAGAACTATTTAATGTAGTAGCAAGCTTTGCTGTGGTCGTGGGTACCATGGTAGCAATGTATCACACTTTAATCTTTATGATATGCAAGTAACAATAGGACATAGTATAGCATATTTTGACTTTGATGATGTGCATGGTAAATGTGAGTTTGAAATAACTGACATAACTGATGAAAGCTATGAGGTTGAGATTAGCAATGTTGTAGCTACTCAGGTGATTGGTGAGGTGGAGCTTGATTACATCCTAACTGATACCGAACTTGACCAACTTAACGAGGAGATCATGTGGTGCATTCAGGATACCAACCTTGTAAGAGACATGCAGGACCCTATGAATTATTTTGATGAGGATGAGTGGAGGTATGATGCATAGAGATATATCAGAGATGGCTAGATGGTGGACCAAGCAGTCATTCGCAGGAGATAAAGGGGGCTCCTTTAATACCTCCCTATATTTAGAATACTTAAAATGCAAAAACACATGTACAGATTACTATACTTCTATGAAAGACGTCTCGCAGAGAGCTATGAGTTCCCTACCAAAGCACTCTGCCATTGGAAACTCCAACAGTTCAGGGCAGCAGGAACTCATATTTACGGACACTTTGTAATTGAGAAAGTATGCGACAAGATAAGATACTAGAAATACTATACCCATACATCCCTGCTAAGGTGTTAGGTGAGTATCTAGGGTTGACTGCATCCCAAGTGTACAATAGAACGTACAACAGAGGGATAAAGAAAGACCCTAAGACAAAGAAAGCAATTAACCGGGCTTTGATATTAAACGCAGGTAAGCATACAAGGTTTGATAAAGGTCATGTGCCATTCAATAAAGGCATAAAATGTCCTAACCTATTGCTAACCAACGCAGCTGCTACCATGTTTAAGAAAGGTAACAAGCCATTCAACACCAGGGAAGCCAATGCAACTAGCATCCGAAAGGACTCAACAGGTAGATTGTATCACTACACAAAATTAGCAGATAGCAAATGGGCCTTAACACACAGATTGATATGGGAACAAGCTAATGGACCCATCCCTCCTAAGCACATAGTGAGGTTCATTGATGGTAACACCATGAACTTAGAACTGAGCAACCTTGAATGTATCCCAATGATACAAAACATGACTAGGAATACTATACAACGGTTCCCAATGGAACTGCAGCAGGTCATGAAATTAAAAAGTAAACTTAATAAAACAATAAACAATGGCAAGAAACGGAATGAACGATCTTAGAGATCACCTCTTTGCAGCTCTAGAGAGATTAAATGATGATGAGCTAACACCTGAACAACTATCTACGGAAGTAGAAAAGGCTCAGGCAATTTCTAACCTGTCTAACTCAGTGATAAACAGTGCTAAGGCTGAGGTTGACTTCATGAAAGCTACCGGAATGATAGCTACTACAAGCAACCTGTTCAAAGGAGTTAATGACCCTAAAAGATTAGACTAATGAAATACGTAAAATACTACAGAATGTGGCTTGAGGATACAGTAGAGCCAGAGGGTGGCACATGGTGCTACATGGGGATGGATGAGAAAGGATATTTAAGACAGCTTAACTTTGCTTATCAAGAGAATGAGGAACCAGAAACCCTAGAGCAGTATCTGCAATGGGGCTATAAAATTCAAGAGATATGAGTGAGGAATTATTTGAACTAAGCAAGGTCCTGAATGAGGATATCGTGGATATCATTAGGGCATATCAGCTAGATACTCCTAGCAGAAAGCAGGACATAGTTAGCAAGAGGTACTACCTGTACAACTATATGTATGAGAACCGGCACATGACCACTACAATGATTGGTCAGTACTTTAACCGCGATCATAGTACGGTGGTGCATGGAATTCAAGAGCACAAGTATTGGTATCAAAGAAAGGACCAAAACTACCTCAAGATGATATACCCCATTCCAGAACTCATTAGACCAAAACGAGCTGACATTAATATCTTTGATGTCGATGTTATGCCGATAGATGACGAAGAAACTAGGGTAACAATCACAGGTAACTTCCCTACTAAATTGTTAAAAAGTTTTCAAGAGAGAATGACTAAGAATGAGATTAGTACTACATTTGAGCTATCATAATTTTTTAAGGGTTAATACTAGAGAGGGGGTCAAGGCTCCCTCTTTTTTATGACGATTGGACGATAGGACAGTTCTCTTATATAGGGTCTCTATAAAATACACCACTAAAAAAGTTTGTACTTTGGAAAATTTATCGTCTTATCGTCCATAAATCGCTGTAAGTCAATACAGCATTAGCTTATAGAGTGGACGATGATTTTTATTTATCGTCTTTAATTGGAATTTATTGTCTTTAATTTATATTTGTAACCATGTATAACCCAAAAATATCAGTTTTCAGGAGCTTGTTTAACTCCAAAGAAACACCTTTCACACTTGAGGCAATAGAAGTGTACAACAGAATTAAGCAAGGTAACCCCGAGCTGATTAATAAGATTAAGAAACTGCGTGCTGGAGATAGTGAAAGCAAGATGCAACTCATGGCCATCATGTTTAACGGTACATTCTCTGAACGCAAGGATGATGGACTCATCCAACACTCAGGGCTTTGTGTCCTAGACTTTGATAAGTATCCTGATAAGGAAACTTTGACAGCTGAACGGAACAGGCTCAAGGAATGTCCGTATGTTTACATGATGTTCACCTCACCCTCAGGAAATGGACTCAAGGTAGTTATCCGTACACCTGAGAGTAACAAGTTTGAACACAAACGGAGGTTTGAAGCTTACAAGGAATATATCAATAGTGATTATTTTGACGTGGCCAATAGCAACGTGTCAAGGGTTTGCTTTGAAAGCTATGACCCTGATGCATACCTCAATGAGTTCTGCGAGGTGTTCCAAGGAATTACCCAGGATAAAGGATACCACAAGGCAGAAAAGATAGCAGTGCTACCCATTGCTAATGAGGACCGTATCATTGAGCTAATCATGAAGTTTAATTTTGGTAAATTTGGACAAGGCAGTAGGAATAATTGGATATTCAAGGTGGCCTGCTGTATGTGTGAGTATGGTGTAGATCAGTATGCTGCTAAGAATTACCTCCTGCAATATGCACAGGAGGACTTTACAGCAGGTGAAATCAATAACACTGTGGCCAATGCATACAAAAGTAGCAACTTCAACACCAGGTACTTTGAGGATGCAAACACCGTTAACAAGGTCAAGCTAAAATTAAAAGAGGGTATTAAGGATGAGGACATCCAAAAACAGCTAGGTGTTAGTAGTGCTATAATTGAGTCAGTGAAAGAGGAGGTACAAAATAGTGATGATGTATTTTGGCAGGCAGATGGTAAGAAAATTACTATTGTACCACATGACTATGCTAAATTTCTGCAAAAACATGGCTTTGCTAAGTACTATCCGGAACGTAGCAATAAGCCTACCTATGTATACATTGAGGAAAACAAGGTTAGTGAGAGCTCAGTGGAGCTAATCAAGGACTTTGTACTTAAGTACTGCCTAGCCAAGGGTGAACTTGACGTGTACAATCACTGTGCTAAGAGTGCTCAACTCTTCACCGAGTCACACCTGAACATGCTAGAGTCCATTGACATGCGTATCCTGCAGGATAGCCGGTATGTTAGTTACATCCCATTCCTTAACGGAGTAGCCAAGGTATCCAAGGACAAGGTGGAGCTCATGAGCTACATTGATATTGATGGCTACATTTGGAAAGAGCAAATAATCAAAAGAAAATATACCCAAATCGCGATACACGATAATAATTTTCAAGATTTTGTACATAAGGTTTCAGCCCAGGATGAGCAACGTATCAAAGCAATGGAGTCAACACTTGGCTACCTCATCCACACATTCAAAGATAAGACTGACCAAAAGGCAATAATCTTTAATGACCAAGAGATTGATGATAACCCCAACGGAGGTAGTGGTAAGAGCTTGATGTTGACAGCAATCGGCAATATCCGAAAAATAATCAAGATAGATGGTAAGGCATACAACCCAAGTAAGAATGACTTTGTGTACCAACGGGTTAACATGGATACTCAGGTGCTAGCATTTGATGATGTGAAAAAGCACTTTGACTTTGAGCAACTGTTCTCACTAATCACTGAGGGTATACCGGTCAACCGAAAGAACAAGGATGAGATCTACATCCCATTTGAACGTTCACCCAAGATAGTTATCACTACCAACTATGTGATAAGTGGTGCCGGTACCTCACATGACAGGAGGAGGCATGAGATAGAGTTCTTTCAGTACTTCAACTCACAGCGTAACCCACAGGATGAGTATGGTAAGCTATTATTTGATGAGTGGAGTACAGATGAATGGAGTGCATTTGATAACTACATGCTATCTAACCTGCAGATGTACCTCCAGAATGGATTGGTGAGAAGTGTATCCATTAATGCCAATGCTAAGCGTTTCATCCAAAACACATGCAAGGAATTTTATGACTATGTCATGGATGGGAATATATCATTGGATGTAAGACACTATAACAAGAGCAGCATTGAGTCATTCCAAGCAGATACCAATGGGTTCAAAGATATTGACAGCAGGAAGTACCTTAAATGGGTGCAAGCCTATGCAACCTATAAAGGATATAAATTCACTAAAAACAAAGACCAACATGGTAGATATTTTGAAATTACTCTTGTTAGTTAGTATACTAACAGGGTGCAAGAGCTCACAGCAATGTGATGCATACGGATACATAAAGTTAGACCAATACGACTACATTCAGGTAATAGGTTACACTGATACTGTACCTACTTTTGGCGAGACATGGATGCAATTACCCAAGGGTCAATACCAGGTGAAAGCATGGAAAGATAAACAGGAGTATGTACTGAATGTAAAACTATGAAAAAAGAATATAAGGCACTGCTTCATGAGCTGAAGCTTCAACGCTATGCCATTACTCACCCTAATTACCCACAAGACTATATACCTAAGACTATGTACAAAGACTCAACAGCAAACGGATTGACCAAGGCAATCTGCGATTATATTAACTATCATGGATATCAGGCAGAGCGTATTAATACTATGGGCACAGCTCGTGAGAAAAAAACTACTGCCGGTAAGGTGATCGGTGTAACCTGGACAAAGGGCACATCTACAGCAGGGAGTGCCGATATATCTGCTACCATTAAAGGCCGTTCAGTAAAGATAGAGGTCAAGATAAAAGATAGACAATCTGAAGCACAGAAAAGATACCAAGAACATATAGAGAAAGCAGGAGGTATCTACATTATAGCTAAGGATTTCGATAGTTTTGTGGAGTGGTATAATCAATTCATACAGTCATGCAGCTAGATACTGATATCCTAGATAGAATGATAGATGAGCTAAAACCACATTGGACTAGAGATAAGCTCAGAGAATTAGATGTAAGATTCTGGATGAGCCCAGAGTATGAATATGAGCATAGCCATTATGATGGATTTATAGTTCATAAGAGCCCATTACTAAAAGGAGAATATATATATTTTGCTACTGAGTTAAAATTTTTAGCACATTTTTTATCTTAGTGAATATATTATTTGTATATTTGTAGAAATTTAATACCTTAAAATTATGGCAACAGTAAGAAAAGACAAAACAACAGGAGAGTTAGTAATTTCTAATACTCCTACAGAGCAAACAGCACCTGAGGTGGTTACCCTCAACATCTACCAAAAATTGCACTGTGCTAAGCAGTCAATGGGTAAGGTCATTAAGAATGCCACTAATCCCCATTTTAAGCGTTCATACGCTGATATTAATAGTATTATTGATACGGTTGAGCCTATTCTAATGGATTGCGGCCTAATCTTAATGCAGCCTGTGGTAGATGGTAAGGTCATTACTAGGATAATTGATGTAGAAAATGGGGAGAGTGTAGAGAGTGCATTAGAATTGCCTGCTATTTTAGATCCTCAGAAGCTATTGAGTTGCATTACTTACTTCCGTAGAGGTACATTGGTTAGCTTACTATCTTTACAGGCTATAGATGATGATGGAGAGACCGCAAGCAAGGCACCTAAGGCAAAACCTACTCTAGATGGTGAGAGATGGGATAAGGCACTGAATGCTGTGAAAGCAGGTAAGTTTACTCCTGAGCAGATTAAAGAGATGTATAACCTAACAAAAGAGCAGGAGGCACAGCTATGAAATTCAGAGCATCATCATTAGGCAAGTTAATGACCTCCTCCAGAACTAAGGGGGAGGCATTAAGCCAAACAGCTAAGAGCTACATCATCCAAAAGGCAAAAGAGGATTTCTTTGAGTATCGGACTGAGCTGAACAGCAAATATATAATCAAAGGATTAACTCAGGAACAGGACAGTATTGACCTACTTAACTTGGTTAGGCTAGAGGACTATAAAAAGAATGAGGAGAGGGTAGAGAATGAATGGCTATCCGGATGCTGTGATATCATCACTGATACATCCATCATAGATATTAAGACATCATGGTCCTTAGACACGTTCCCTGCTACTACATACGAGCTCAAGGACCTATCTGACTATGAGTGGCAAGGTAGAGCATACATGTGGCTATATGATATGCCTAAATTTGAGCTGTGCTATGTCATGGTAACTACTTCACCTGAGAACATGAGTGAGTATGAGAATGCAGCAGTACACTATGTAGATCATATTGCACCTGAGAAACGTATCACATCCATTACCTTTGAAAGAGATAAAGAGATTGAGATACAGATGGCTGAGAGATTAATCCTAGCTACTGAGTTCTACAACGAAGTATTAACCCAATTAAAGAACAAATGAACATAACACACGAACAAGAGCCAATTAAACAAGAGGACAGCATCCTATTGGCAGTGATGGCTAAGTACTATGAGAGGAGTAAGAGGGGGCAGGCTAAGTACGGTACTAACCTGGATAGAAAAGATGTTGACCTGCATGGATGGCTTAACCATCTGCAGGAGGAGCTAATGGATGCTACTCTTTATATAGAGAAACTTAAAAAAGAATTATGAAACAGACAGCAGTAGAGTGGTTATATGAACATATACTTTTAACACCATTAGATATACGTTCAATTAACAAATGTTTAGAACAAGCCAAAGAGATGGAGAAAGAGCAGATAATTAAGGCTCACACTAATGGATGGAATAAAGGCATACAAAACGAACTTATTACCTCACAAGAATACTACAAAGAAACCTATGAAAGCAATAATTGAATTCAATCTACCTGAAGAGCAGGCAGAACACTACTGTGCCATCAAAGGCCAGGATATGCTTAATGTACTATGGGAGCTCAAATCAGAGCTCCGTAGTATGTTGAAGTATGGAGACCTACCGGATGCACAATATGAGATAGTGGAGAAGATACAAGACTTCCTGATCAGTAGCCTAAATGATAACGAAATAAACCTAGACAAATGAGATATCCTATAATCTTTCTTTCAGCTCTTGTCATAGAGATATGCTCTACATTTTACATTAGATTTGTATCCGAGGGCAATGCACCTGGTATGATATTATTCGCAGCCATTGGTCCATTCCTTGGGCTCCCATTCCTAGGCTACATGATTGAGGCTACTAATTGGAATGAAAGAGTACTCAATGCAGTTGCACTGTCTTTTGGGTACATAGTAGGAACAGTAATAGTAATAACTTTAATACAATGATTATATTAGCAGCAATTTTATTAGCTCCTGCAATAGTGTGGGGGTGGATTTCAACAATAAACTATATCAAATACATAAATAACCATGAGTAAATTCAAAGGAGAGGTGGTATTCGTTACCCCTACAACGTCAGTATCTGACAAATTCAAGAAAAGAGAAGTAACCCTGAAATCGCAGGATGAGTATCCTCAGTATGTAACCTTCCAGTTAACGCAGGATAAATGCGATCTAGCAAACAACCTTAAAACAGGTGAAGTGGTAGAGGTCAGTTACAACCTAAGAGGCCGCAGATGGGAGGCACAGGATGGTACAATCAAGTACTTCAACTCTATTGAAGCATGGACCATGAGCTTGAGCTCAAGTACTGAGAACAGTGCTGTTGATAAATTAAGAAAAACTTTTGACACTACAGATGAGAGCAGTGACGATCTACCTTTCTGAGGACCAACAGCTATCCGAATGGATGCGTAAAGAGATACGGGGCAAGCTATCCAAGAGATATAAGCTAACCCATCTATCTGAGGATATGAGGGTAAATTATGCTAAGCTATACCGCTTCATGCAGGGTAGGAATGTTACCACTGAGATATATGATTCATTTTTTAGAGTATATTTGTCAGACAAATGGAACTTATATACCTCATACCTATAGCTTGGTGGTGGTGCAATTTTGAACCACTACAAGCAACTATTACTAGGATTTACATGTCCTTTATACCTGGCACATGGGCCATACAATTACTAGATGCATTGAGCTGTAGTAAGTGTGTGGCCTTTTGGCTTACATTGGCATGGCATCAGGATTTTATCCTAGCATGTCAAGCAGCACTGGGTGCCTATGCATTAGAATTATGTTTGAACAAACTGACATAGAGATAGTAGATAAGATTGATGCACAATCAGATGCTGTGAAGTACTCTAAGCATTCATGCGTGCAGCTCTACAAGATACGTCAAAAGTATGATGGCCCACAGCCTAGAGAGTGCTTTTGTGCATCGGTTAGGAGGAAAGTGTGGTACAAAGATTTTATGGTATGGTATGAAAAAGCTCTTAGACAGGTACATTAATAACCATTACCATGAGGTAAGAGCTTACACGCTGTACTTTCTCACTAAATTAGGGAGCAGAATAGAGGCAGACACGGTAATAAATAACAGCTATCTTCATGTGCTTACCATCAATGAGGATGCTGAAAGCGAGGAGCAGGTAAAAAGCTATCTACTGAATACAATCAAATATCAAATCCTATGGAACACATCTTTGAGCCATAGGGATGATAGGGTCACATCCATGGAGTATGAGCCCAGTGATGAGGCAGATGATGAGCAGGACCTACAGGCTAAGATACTTGAGGATAAGATATACAGCACTCACAAGGGGATGATTGAGATATATAGATCACAAATAAGTGATAACGTGCACAGGATAGTATTTGAGGCATACATTGATAAAGGATATACCACAGCTAGAAGCATGGCTAAGTACTTTGATATACCGGTTACCTCAGCTCACTACCTTATAACTGAAATTAAACAAAATTTACGCAACTTACAATATAGGTATGAGAGTTTCTCAAATAATTAGCATATTAGCTACGTTCACTGCATTAACAGGTGCATTCTTTTTGATTCGAGAGAATTACTTTTACGGATGCAGAGCATTTGGGATATGGGTGGTACTATATTACGCATGGTTATTTACACAAGAATACGAATATGACAAAGAAAGTAAAGAGTGAGCATATCGGTAAGTACATTACCGTATATCTAAATGGGAGAGAGGTATCTTTCACCATTACTGAGGATACAGCTAATGAAGCTGATTTCTGGAGTGAAAAAGGTATAGGCCATATCTTTGAAGAGGTAGAGCCTAAGAGTAAGAAATTCAAAGGGGTAGAACCAGATGCCGACACCGAAGCCTAAAGAAACTGAGGAGGAGTTCATCTCAAGATGCATGGGTGATGAAGAGACCCTAGGTAAGTATCCTGAGAATGACCAACGCTATGCTGTATGCAAGTCTATCTTTGATGGGCCTATAGGTGCTTATCGTAAGGCATTCGCTGATTCATATGATGACTATCCTAAACAAGCTACTGAGAATGCTAAAATAGCTATCAGATGGGCAGAGGAGAATGGATGGGGTGATTGTGGAACTGCTGTGGGTAAGGCTCGTGCCAATGCCATTGCAGATGGCCGACCTCTTTCGAGAGATGTGATTGCTCGCATGGCAGGCTTTGAACGTCATCGTCAGAACTCACAGCGTGAGCTTGGTGATGGATGTGGCAGATTGATGTGGCTTGCATGGGGTGGTGATGAAGGGATTGAATGGGCGCAAAGAAAACTTAAAGAGATAGACAATGCCAAAGCATAAACACATAGAAACACCTGAAGCAATGTGGGATTTATTTGAAGCCTACAAGAGATGGTGTAAAGAGAATCCTAGATATAGCTATTCCCTATCTAATAAGACAGGAGAGGCTTCAGCTATTCCATTAGAGAGACCACTTACTCAGGTGGGATTCAGGTCTTTTGCCGCCAGCAAAGGGCAAACCGTGAATGATTATTTCGCCAACACTGATGGTCGATATTCAGCGTATACTACAATCTGCTCACGCATAGAGGAGGAGATTCGAATGGACCAAATTGAAGGAGGCATGGTTGGTCAGTACAACGCATCCATCACTCAACGACTAAACAACCTAACCGAGAGAGTTGACACCACAACCAAGGGAGAGAAGATAGATAGCATACAGGTGACCATAGTTCGTCCTGATGCAGATTGATTTTATGTGTGCAGTGGTAGAGGATTACATCTACAGGATGAAAGGGATACAGGTAAGGATAGATAGAAGAGCAGTAGCTGCAGATGGCAGGCAGATGGCTATGCTAATGAATGCATATCAGATAGCACATGGAGATAAAGAGCACAGTCATATTTGAGAAAAACTACGCAGCACTCAATGACCAGGGCATAAGGTTTGTGATTAATGAGGGAGGCTCACGTTCATCCAAGACCTACAGCCTATGTCAGTTAGTTATCATCTACTGCCTACAGAACAATAACAAGGTAGTAAGTATCATTAGAAAGACATTCCCTGCCTTGAGGGCTACAGTGCTCAGAGACTTCATTGAGATACTCAAGGAACTCAACATCTACTCAGTGGAGGACCACAACAAGAGTGAGCACATCTACACGTTCCCTAATGGGAGCATAGTGGAGTTCTTCTCAGTGGATGATGAGCAAAAGATAAGAGGTAGGAAAAGAGATATAGCTTGGTGCAATGAAGCCAATGAGCTGTACTTCGATGACTTCACTCAGCTGAACATGAGAACGGAGTCTAAGCTAATCTTCGATTATAATCCAAGTGAGTCAACCTCATGGCTGTATGAGCTACCAATGGAGGAAAGCATCCTCATCAAGTCAACGTACAAAGATAACCCATTCCTGCCTCAAAGTATCAGAGCGCAGATTGAAGACCTCAAGAGAACGGATGAGGCACTATATCAAATATATGCCCTTGGTGAGAAAGCAATCAGCAAGAGTAACATCTACTCTAATTGGTCATTCATCCCTCATAGGCCTGCTAGGTTTGTCAACTATGTGTATGGGTTAGACTTTGGATACAATCACCCGACAGCACTCATGCGAGTATATTGGTGTGACAATGACATCTACATTGAGCCTGTTATCTATGAAAGCTACTTGACCACTCCAATGCTGATTGACAAGATGCAAAGCTTCAACGTGGAGAAGACTGTCACCATTGTAGCAGACTATGCAAGGCCTGAGATTATTGCCGAGTTAAACAATGCAGGGTATGACGTGCAGAACGCTAACAAGGTGGTCAAGAAAGGGATAGATAACATCAAGACATTCGGGGTCCTATGCCAAGATGATAAGGCACTCAAGAAAGAGTATGAAAATTACAAGTGGAAAAAAGTAGGGGACATGATAACCGACGAACCGGTCAAGATGTTTGATGATGCCATGGATGCAATCAGGTATGCCACTACTCACATCCGACAGGAGTACTATACGGATGATAGCTACTACGCATTTTAGAAACACTTTGGCTGCATAGAATAATATAGGTATGGCAATGTTCACTATAGTTGTACCACAGGTGTTAACTCCTGCTTACAACCCGGTTAAGTTTTTCTTTGCGAGTACCAACTCAGGCAATGCAGGTTTCAAGTTTATCTTTGACATCTATGAGAGTGGTACCACTAATAAAATAGCAGAGTATAGGGTGCTACCTAATGCTAGTACATTCTATGGTGAGATTGATCTAAGCAAGCTACTACAATCTAAGGTAAGCTTTGACTTATTCCCATACAACACCACAGTATACGATGCACCTAACAGCCATTACAAGTATGATGTTCATGTAGGTGAGGAGTACCTAACCATAGTTCAGTATACAGCATCCCTAACTAACAACGGAGGCAACGTACAGATTAACGTAACCAACAGCTTTGTGGCAGGTGATCAGATAGTCATTGCTCAATCAGATGGTGGAGTAGCTAACCCTAACCTTGAGGGATTGTTCACTGTGCTGTCAGTTGGTGTAGGTTACTTGGTAGTTAATAGCCCTTGGTCATTGGTAACCAATGCAGTAATCAATGGTGGTATCACCTATGCTGATGGGAGAAAGACTGTAACTAGGAACCTACTAATCAAGGCAAACAACTATGTATTCAATGGTGCACTACCTTGGACTCAATGGCCTTACTACTTATTCAGTAACTACTACCTCACGGGTCCATCCGATAGCTTCCTGACATCATGCCCTACTAGAGAATTCTACTGCACCTTATCTCAAGACCTTTGGATGAACGCAGTGTATGGTGGACCAGGGCCAGGTACTCATAAGATTATATTCACCAATGATGGTGGTGAGATATTTGAAAAGAATGTAAGTGCCACTGACCACGTAACCGGTAACGCAGTAGGCCCTAACAACTCAGGACCATTGACTGCTATCTCAGGTACACTGCCATTGATTAAGCCTACCACTGAATACTATGAGTATTACTATGAGCACAATGGTACACAGGTAACACAGCCATACAAAGTAAACATAGATCGCAGAGTTAGGATGCAGGAGTACAGCATTATATTCCTAGACCGTTATGGTTCATGGGGGTCATTTGCATTCACAGGTAGAGCATACGAAAGAGGCACAGTACAGCGTGAGCAATACAATCAGGATGTAGCAGGATACATTGACGCAGGGTCATGGAACTACAACCTAACAGATAGAGGATACATCAACAGCTATGTGAGTGTAGATAACACCATTGACCTCAATACCGATTGGATGACTGAGGAGATGGCTACCTACTTCACTGAACTCATTAGCTCACCTTACACATACTTCAAGGTAAGCAACTATGATGAGAGCTGTGATATACCGGCAAGCACTGAGTATATCAGCTGCAATATAGTTACCTCATCATTTGAGAAATACAAGCAACGGAACAAGAACTTAATCAAGCAAAGCATTATAATTAAGCTAGCTAATAACGACATGGTCAATGGTTAGGATACAACTAGCAACAGGCTACCTTGATGTTAAGGAGGGTACTTCATTCCCTTTGACATTTCAGGTAGGAGACATCAGAGATATAAGTCAAAGAAAAGGTAACTTCTCTAAGACCATTACATTGGTAGGTAGCAAGAATAACAATGACCTACTGAACCACTACTATGATGTGAACATCCAAGCAGGAACCTTTGACATCAATGGAGTGACTACCTGCTCAGTTATACAGGATGGAATACCTGTCATGGAGGATGCAAGCCTGCAGCTCACAGCTGTTAAAAAGGTGCAGCTAACCGATGGGTATGAGGAGCATGTGGAGTATGAGGTATTGGTCAAGGAAAGCAAAGCCGATTTCTTTACAGCCATCAATAACAAGGAGCTAACAGATATAGACTTCAGCGACCTCAACCATACATACGATGCATTCAATGTAGTGAACAGGTTTACCAACACTGTGGTGGATGGCTTCAAGTACTTCCTCCCTGGCAGTGGTGATGTGTTCTACACTACTCAGGAATTCAAGCCTGCTATCTTTGCTAAGACTTACTTAGATCGCATCTTTGCTGACTCAGGGTTTACATACAATTGGCCTACCCTAAGCAATACTAAGTTTGACAAGCTAGTCATTCCATACAACGGAGGCATTGATAACTTTGATTATTTAGACTATGTGGTGCGAGCAGAGAAGACTACACCTAGTACGGTGGTATCACCTCTATCAGTTACTCCTACCACAGGTACCTATACATTCACAGGGCTCAATGAGATAGAGGACCCTCAGAATATCTTTGACCCGGTAACAGGTGTATACACTACACCATTCAACATAAGCTCAGCCAATGCTCAGTACTATGAGATAAAGATATTGGTCAACTTTAGTCTTGACATCATTTGTCCTGTAGCCAATATATCAGTTGGTACACCTACATTCTACCTGAACTTTTTTAATGCACCATACAATGTAAACTCAGCTTCACCTTTTTACAATGGACCAGGTGCACCTGGAGCAGGTACTACCAACATAACTACGGACACATTAATAGTAACCATACAAGCTAGCGACCCAAACATATTACCACAACTAAGTGCATTGACTAGCAATGTACAGGCTATCTTTAATACTGCAGGAGGTTACTATATTGTACCATATCAATTAAGCCTAACCATTAACTCGGCAGATATAACAATCACCCCGAGCAGTAACATTGTAGCCATTGGTGGTACCATTGATGTGAATGACTACGTGCCTAAAAAGATAAAGCAGAATGAATTTGTTAAGGCTATATTTAACATGTTCAACCTGTATGCTGAGGTAGACAAATCACAGCCTAATCAGTTGAACCTAATCCATAGGGATGATTACTACGATGCAGGTAAAGAGGTAGATTGGACATACAAGCTAGCCAAGGACAAAGAGCAGTCATTGTCATTCCTACCTGAACTGACAAGTAAGAAAGTAATACTCACATACAAGGCAGATAAGGATAGCCCTAATACGATTTACACAGATGCTACCAATCAAATCTACGGACAAGCAGAGGTTATCTTTGACAATGAGTATGTCAAGGATGTAACTACTAAGGCTGTATTGTTTAGCCCTACACCAATCATTGATACAGTCTTTGGTGCATTCGTTCCAATGCTATCAGGAGCACAGCCTGATACTAACATCCGTATCTTGTATGACTCTACAGCTGAGGTAGGATTAACCACATGCCAAGCGTTTAACATCTATGACTACGGTACAACGGGTATGACAGGTGTTACATCCTATCCGTATGTAGGACATTTCGATGACCCACTCAATCCTACCTGGGACTTGAACTATGCAACCTGTGCATACTACTACTACATGCCAAGTACCTTAACGCAGAACAATCTGTACAATAGGTATTGGAGAAGGACCATGGGGCAGATTAATACCGGTAAGATGTTGACTGCATTCTTTAATCTTAAAGAGTCTGACATCCAACCCTTAGAGCTCAATGATAAGATTAGGATTGATAACTCATGGTGGAACATTAACAAGGTCATTGATTACAATGCCAATGGCAATCAGCTCACACAGGTAGAGCTAATCAGTATAGACACTGAGGTGCAGTTAATGCCCTTTGCTACAGGCTCACCATCTCAAGGTGTAGGCATTGGTAGTGTAGGTCCTATCACTCAGGTGGCCAATAATACTATCATCAAGAGTATTACAGCTAACACTAACATTGTACCTAACAGCACATCAGGTATAGTAACCGGTAAGGGTAACAATGTTAACCCTGGACTCAAGGTAGTAGTGGTAGCAGATGATGCTACTATTGAAGAGGATGGTATATACACTGATAACCTAACTGTATACGGCAAGGTGAACGGTATACCTGTTGACCCTCCCTACTACAAGTACACTGCATTGCTTGACCAAACAGGAACCAATGACCCTGTAGCCTATGTCAAAGAGTCTAGCTTTGGAGATATCCTATGGGTAAGAAATAACCAAGGAGAGTATGAGGGCTTCATCCAGAAGTGGGACCTAGGTGCTATCCTAGATAGTGAGCTTACTGTTATGATTAACAACGTGATGTATGATGGTATCATTAGTGCTCAGTACATCCCATCAAACAACAGTATATTTATTAACACTACTCAAATAGGTGTAGGGTATGTAGATGACTACCTTAACTACACCACAATTGAAATAAGATATTACAAGCCATAACATGAACGAAGTAGAAATACCATTAAAACTTGGCGGCATTGGCGCCATTAAGGCGGAATTAAAATCCTTAAAGGGTGCCATTGCTGATGCAACTGACCCCGAGGATATTGCTAGGTTAGCTGCAAAGGCAGGAGAACTTAAGGACCAACTAGCAGATGCCAATGAGGCAGTGAATACCTTTGCGACAGGTTCAAAGTTTGAGCAGGTATCTAATAGCTTAGGAGGTATTAAGGATAGCTTGCTTAGTCTTGACTTTGATGAAGCTGCACAAAAGGCTAATGTATTCAAGAGTACTCTAGGTAACCTTGACCCTAAGGCTATTGGTGGTGCATTCAAATCACTAACATCCGTTATCATGACTGTTGGTAGTGCATTCGTTTCATTAGGTGCTACCATTCTAGCTAACCCTATCTTTTTATTGATTGCTGTTATCATTGCTATTGTGGCAGCCATTGTGATATTCCTCCACAAGATAGGAGTACTACAGAAAGTACTTGACTTTTTAATGATACCTATTAACGCATTGATTGAGGGCTTCAAAGCTTTGACTGATTGGCTAGGATTAACTAGCTATGCAGCAGATGAGAATGCAGATAGGATGGCTAAGGCCAATGAGAAAGTATCAGAGAGTTCAAAGAAACGTGCTGATAAACTATCTGAAGGATATGACCAAGAGATTGCCATGGCTAAGATTGCCGGTAAGGATACTACTCAGCTTGAGCTAGACAAATCAAGAGCACTAGAGAAAGAGGCTATCAAGAGAAAGACTGCAGCTAAGAAAGCCCTTGAGGCAATGAGACACCAGGAGGGTGAAGAGGCTACAAAGAAACGACAAGAGTTAAGAAAACAGATTGAGGCTGAAAGTAAACTCATCCAATCAGGAGTGAATGAACGTAAACGTATCAAGGCTCAAGAGCTAGCAGACCAAAAAGAAGCTGATAAGAAAGCAGGAGATGAGGCAGCAGCAGCAGCAGAGAAAGCTAGAGAGAGAGCTAAGCAAGCAGCTAAGAATAGATTGGATAACGCTAGGACATTGAGAGACTTTGAGCTATCACAAATCAAGGATGCTAATGAGAGGGAGATAGCTATAGTAAATGAGAAGTATGCTAGGTTAATGAATGACCTTAAAAATGATGCCAATAAAACAGCAGCAGAAAAGGCTAAGTTTAATGAAATGTATCTAGCTCAACAACAGCAGGAACTCAATAAGCTTGCAGAGGACAAGGCTAAGACTGAGGCAGATAACCTTAAGAAAGGTAATGACATCATTGCTGATCTACAGCTACAGCTAATGGAGGAGGGAACAGCTAAGGAGCTAGCCATGACTAAGGCTAAGTATGACAAGTTACGTGCTCAGACTCTAGCAGATGCTACACTAACTGAGGAGCAAAAGAAAACCCTAACCGAATTATACAATCAACAGGAGGATGCAGAAAATCAGAAGAGAGCAGATGCCAAGTTGAAGCAACAGCAAGCATTGGCTAAGACATTAGCAGATGCAGAACTTACTGAAGATGAGAAGAAACTTCAAGCATTACAGACTAAGTATGATGAAGAGTTAAAACTAGCAGAGGACAATGAGATACTTAAGGCAGCACTTAAGAAAAAGTATGAGGATGATACAAAGAAAATAGAAGAGGACTCTGCTATAGCTAAAATTGAAAACGCTAGAAAAGAAAGAGATGCTAAGCTACAACTAGCTGCAGATATTGCCAATGGTATTAATGAGGTAGGTGGTGCATTCATCAAGGACCAAAAGAAACTAGAGAAGTTTAATAAGGCCAATGCATTGATACAAATTGGTATTGATACAGCCAAGGCTATCTCTTCATTGGTTGCTGCATCTCAAGCTAACCCGTTGAACGCAGTATCAGCAGGTGCTGCAGGTATTGCTCAGTTCGCGACAGGTATCATACAGATTGCTACCAACATAGCTAAGGCTAAGCAGATACTTACCTCAGGTGGTACTCCAACATCAGGAGGAGGAGGTGGCACAAGCTCAGAGTCTACAGGTGGTTCCAATGTAGCACAGCAAGTACCTCAAGCGGCACAGCTATTTGGCTCAGCTAATGCTGGAGGTACAATGAGTGCAGGTGGTGGTAACAATAACACATCAATGACTGTTACAGCTGTAGTATCTGAGACACAAGTAACCAATGTACAGAATAAGATAAATAAGATTAATAAAAACGCTGAACTATAATGAACTCACTACAAGCAATCATAGACCACATTGAGCAGTTCTACAACAATCACCTCCAGGTAAAAAAGGTTGGTAGTGATTTCAAGGAACAGCTATTCAACTTCGCTACTAAGGATGAGAAGTATCCTATTGTTTTTGTCGTACCGGTAACTGTCAACCCTGCAGATAACACCTCAGAGTTTAACTTTGACATCTACTGCTTTGACATCATCCAAAAAGATAGAGCTAACATCATCACAATCCTAAGTGATACACAGCAGATACTTAATGACCTTTATGTTTACTTCACCTACAGCAATGACTATAGCTTTGATGTGATTGGTATACCTAACTTCCAACCTTTGAACAATGATCTACTTGACTACGCTGCAGGCTATGTCATGAACATCACATTAACGGTTAATGATTGGACTGATTGTGCTGTACCATTGTCAGGCAATTAAACATTTCGGAGGCTTAAAGTAATATAGGTATGAGTTCACCGAATTGGTGGGGAGATTGGAGGCCAACCCTCACACCTCACACAGGAAATTTACAGGCTACTGATTTGATTGAGTGCACCTCTATAGTAGGAGGCTTGCCTGTCAACACAGCAATCACAGGTGCTCAGATTATAGCAGCAGCATCGGGTGGTAGTGCAACCTGGGGAAGTATCACAGGAACACTCAGCTCACAAACAGATTTGCAGAGTGCATTGAATGCTAAGCAGGATACTCTTGTTAGTGCTACCAACATCAAGACAATCAATGGTAGTTCAATACTAGGTAGTGGTAACTTGACTGTATCAGCAGGATTAACTATAGGAACTACAGCAATCACTTCAGGTACTATTGGTAGGGTATTGTTTGAGGGTACAGGAAATGTATTACAGGAAAGTGCCAGCTTATTTTGGGACAATACTAACGGAAGATTGGGGATTGGTACAAGTAGTCCTGGTAGAGCTATAACTGTTACAACAAACAACGTCCCTACTGTTGAAATAATATCTACGGGAACAACAGCAAGTACTGATTTTTCAGTTTTAAGATTACAAACAACAGCAAAAACGTGGAACATTGGAACGGGTGGAACAACTACGGGATTAAATGCAGTTTTTTATATTGATTCACCAACGTCAACAGCAACACCGTTCAAAATTTTATCAAATGGTACAACTAATTTATTGAATACGACTATAA